AAACTTAGGACCTTTGGTCCATCCTTCTTCGTCGTTACCAGTCCAGTGATGTTTGGCATACGCATATGGAGCATCGGCCGATAGTAAATGCTTTTCGTTAAAATATACAGGATAAAAATAATCTTTAGAAAATATTTTAACTGTTTTGTCTTCAACTTTTCTTTGTGCAAAATCTTCATCGTTAAAGTATTTTTGCATTATTTTCGTAAAAGGTTTTACGCTAGTGATTACATGAGGTCTTTCGTTAGAAACTTCAGCACCATATTTTATTGCTCTGGAAATACTAACTTTAGACATTTCAGTTAATAGATGATGCTCTGGAACACAACCTATTAGACTTGGGCATACTCTTCGATAATCATCTTCAAATCCAGTAAACATATCAAGATTTAAAAAGTTATCAAACGGACGTAGGCATTCCATATCGGTGTCGACATAGATTCCTCCATAGATTCTTAAAACTTCAAATCTTAGAACATCAGACTTAGGAGTGATTGAATAAGAAGGATCTAATAATATTTGTCTTGCTAAAGAATTTATATTTTCAGGTAGATTAGAAGTTCTCCAAAAATAAAAAGTCCAGTCTGGGTGTAGACGCATCCAACTTTCTCTCCAAGCATGAAACTTTTCTCTAAAAGGATCATCTCCTGGCCAAACATGATGTATTATTTTTGGAATCATAAATTATTCTTCCAGTATTCGGAGTTAGATAGCCATTGATAATAAATTTCAAAACCCTCATCGATATCTATCTTTGGATCAAATCCAAAGTCAGTTTTGGCTTTAGTAATATCTAATGCTCCCCGACTTGGAAAATCCGCATCCTTATCACGCAGTTCTATTTGACCTTTACCTACTAACTTAACAGCTAGTTCGGCCGCTGCTAATAGAGTTTTGCTGTGGCTTTTTGTGATGTTATATGTATTGTTTGCTGCTTTGTCCGAGAGTGTTGCGGCAACGAATCCGTCAGCAGCATCATCTACATAGGTAAAGTCTAGGGTTTCGTTACGGCCATTTACCTTAAGTGTTTGGTCCCGCATAGCAGTAAGCAAGAACTTCGAAATAACACGGTCTTCTACATCCAGAGGACCATAGACAGCACTAGGTCTTAGAATAGTATGTTCGAGTCCATGCTTTCGTGAATAGTCTTTAACTAACCACTCACCGGCAAGTTTAAGAATACCATACTGTCCCTGTGGACGACATATAGCATCTTCGGTAACATAGTCTTTGAAGTCACCGTAGACCATACTAGAACTAGCATAGGTAAATCTACGAACACCATGTTGTACTGCTTTCTCTAGAAGCATTAACAGTCCTGTACTCATTACTGTGCTACCTAAAACAGGATTAGCATTGACTACTTTTTGACGGGGAAAACTAGCAAGGTGAATGATCGCTTCGATTTTATGATGAGGCAATAACCAATCAAACATACTGCCTTGTAGAATATCATTCTCATGGATTTCAACATCGGCGATTAACTTTTTGCGCTCGGCTATTAGATAATCTATTTCTGTTTGAGGTATTATACCATAGTTGGTGCAGTTATCATAAACGATAACTTTGTGTCCTAGACTAGTTAATTTTTGAACTATATTATGACCTATAAGGCCTAATCCGCCAGTTACTAATATGTTCATAGAGTAGCATCATCTAATCCGGCAGTTCTAAGTTTTACAATATTACCCACCTGCCATTGTTTAATATCTAATGCTTTGATAATGCCTAGCCATTTGTTTCTAAGCAAGGCAAAATCGTTGATGATCTTTTCAAAATCTACAACGTCAGCCTCTCCTTCTACAAACTTTTCACAGTCTCTAGAGGATAGGCTACGTTGATAGTTTTCAAGATATTTGCGAAAATGTTGACTACGAAGTCTACGAAGTTCGATGTTGAGATATTCGAGTATCGCTTCGATTTCTTGAAGCTGATTGAATCTCTGTTCAACAATACCAGGCATATCAGAAGAGACTCTTTCAAGTCGTCCACTGATTTTTGTGTCTAGTTTTGCAGCGTCAAGTTCCTGTGTATAATATGCTACAGCATCTGGTATACAGGAAATATCTTTGGAAACCCGATCGTACCAGTTCACTTATTCCTCGTCATCGTAGCCGTATTCTTCTTCGTCATATTCGATTTCTTCATCATCAATGACATATTCAATAGCATCATCAAGGTAAGGATCTACACCTTGTAAACTTTCTAATACACTTTCTTTGATACCATGATCCATCAATGTATTAACAAAGTCTGCGGCAACATCCTTGCGATGTTTTTCTGGAATATGTTCGATGACTAGAGTCCAAATATCAGCGATTATGTCTTCTTTCATTATGCGCTCTCCGGTTGAGGTTCGACATCAGTAGTTATCTCAGATTGTGATTTTTCGCCATTTTTAGATATGTCTTCCATCAGCTTATCTAGACTACCTGCTTCATTCCTCTCCCACTCTTTCCTATAAAACTTTAGGATTTCTCCGTCATTGGTAGTATATGAAAGTCTATTACCGTCCTTGACTAACATGCCTTTGCCTTCAGCGAGATCAACTAGACCGCTGTAAGGATTCATACCTGTTTCATAAGGAATCTTAACCTGTACGCTTTCAAACGGCTTAGCGTAACGTGTTTTCATAATCTTACAGGCAGCGCGAATACCTTTGACTTCTGAAATCTTATTACCATCTTCGTCTTCTTTTAACTTCAGCTTCTTCATGGCAACCACGATAGAAGATGCATAAATGAAGCCTTGTCCGCCTGAAATTTTGTCGTCAGGCTCAAACATGTCTTGGCTAGCGTATGTGTGATTAGTAGCCACCAAGCCGACGTTGTAACTACCAAACATATTAACACAGTTACGAACCAACGCTGTAAGTGCCTTTGGCTTTCTACCCATATCACCTTTGAGATCTCCTGCTTCAAACTGATTAACGTCAGTTGGAGTTAACAACATACCCAATGAGTCAAGCACGAATAAAACCTTAGGACGATCGCCTTCGGCCATAGTACGATACTCTTTCATAAACTCAACAATAGTTTTTGCTACATCATCGATCATAGCCATATTGAGTTTCAATAACTTATCTTCGCTAGTGTCTACGCCCAATGCTTCTAACCATGCTTGATCTAGAGCGTTTTCGCTGTCAACTAGAACTACATAGATTCCCTGAGCCTGTGCATGTTTGATCATGTTACCAGAACAGATATAACTTTTACCTGCACCAGATTCACCGGCAAATACTGTAACCTTACCTAGGGGAATGCCTTTATGAAAATCTCCGCTGATCAGATAGTTAAGCGCATAGTTTCCTGTGCTAACCCAGTCAGTGGGATCATTAAAGCCTACACCCAGACCTTCAATGCTTTTTGTTAAACTTTTTCTAAACTTACTAATATCAAATGCTTTCGACATATATTCTCCGTAGTGAAGAGAGTGCGAGATTGCCTCGCACTCTTTACTTTATCGTTATTATTTTTGACGGTTGCGAATCATGGCAAGGATGTCTTGTGCCTTGCTAGCATTTTCGCTTGGGGCCGCTGAAGTAGTAGCCTTAGGAGCAGCAACTGGTGCTGGCTCGTCGTCAATGTCGTCAGCTGGAGCAGCAGCTCTGGCTGCGGGCTTGTTAGGATCGCCTGTAACTTGACCCATGCCTGCTGGTTTGAAATATTGTCCCCAACGTTCCATGTCATAGGCTTCACCGTCAACGGAAGCTTCAAACATTTCTTTCATAACCTTGAGTTCAACATCGCCTGGCTTCTTAGGTAAGAATGCTGAAAGATCAAACAAGCCATGTGATTCGATAGCTGCTTTCTCTTGATCAGTTAGAGCACGTTCACGACGACTCCACTTAGAAGTAGAATAATCAGCGAAACCACCTTTGCTGGTTTTTGCGATACGGAAGTCGACACCACGTAGGTAGTCTGTTGGCAATTCTTCCAACTCCGGATCCATCAAAGCACCGCGGATTAACTGATAGATTTGAGGACCAATGATAAATCTACGGATAGGATTATCTGGTGTGCTATCTTCTTTCAAAGGATCTTCAACAACGAAA